AGCTGCGGCAAGTATAGCCAACTGCGCCTGGTATCAGTCTGGGAAAAACTACCCCAAGGGTTGCAATAACAACAACCTTCGGGATGTGGACGACGCGACCGTGCTCTACACGACTGATGGATACTCAAATTGTGGTAAAACAGGCTCCGGAACACTGTTCGCCAAAACTACCCACAATGGTCAGGATTGCGGCGTGGCAGATCTCAATGGGTTGATGTGTGAGGTCAGTATCGGCGTGACGTGTGTGGCCACCACTGCAAATATCGAAGGGATGAGCCAGGCGGCCGCATGCGAGATCACCTGGCCCGGGCATGGGATGAGTAACGGAGACATAGTGATGATTCTCGGCATCACCCAGGCTGATTGGTCGGCTGCGAAAGATAAACTATGGTCCATCACGAAGACCAGTGACGACACGTTTACGATCCCGTTCAACTCGTCCGGCTTTGGAACAGCCTACGATCCGGTAACCGACCCTGGGACTATTACGAAGGGAACATTCTATGTAGCGAAGACCTCCACAGCCATGAAGAACTTCACGCCGGGAACCACTCTAGCAACCGATCATTGGGGAGCCACCGGAATCGCTGCGATGATGGATTCATTCGTGCCTCCGTTCAAGACCACCGGAGGGGTTGCGTTTTCACAGCGGTACGGCTCCGGGGGCAACCAGGTACTGTCCGAGGCGACAAGTGGAGCCGGGTATCTGTTGACCGGCCTGGGATTTCCGAAGGATGGCGCGGCGATAGACGGCACAGGGACGGACACGTTCGGGAAGGATTATTATTCCCAGTACATCAAAGATCAACTCTGTCTCCTCTCCTGCTCGAATTGGAGCCCCGGCGCGGGTGCGGGGGTTTGGTGCGCGTCTTGGTCCAACTCGCGGTCGTACTCGCTCAACTATGTCGGCGGGCGTGNNGCCTCGCGCGGTCGGGCTCGGGCCTCTCTGTCGGCGGGCGTGCGGCCTGTTACCTTGTGTAGGCGTGCGGTAGCACGCCATGATGGAGTGGAATTACTATGTCGGTAGACCGAGAAGTTCTTATGTATCGGAGATTTGCGGAATTTTCCAAGCTCATGAATGTGTATTTAAATCACTTTCCGAAACATGAGAAATATGCTTTGGCAAATCGGATACGGAATACGGCCTATGAAGTCTACGAACTGATCATGGAGGGGCAGAAGCGGTATCTAGAGAGGGATCACCGCACATGCTAAATCAATTACCAAAAAACTACAGGAGAATACTATGCTCTCTGATGCACAGAAGCAAGAGATTGAAGTCTACGGCAGACTCCTCACCGGAGCCGAAACCGAGCTAGAGTTGGCGAAGTTTGCCCGTATTAAGTATCTGAAAAACAAGATGCGTCCGAGGCTGGCGGCCTTAATTGGAGACACTCCCGATAATGTCACCGATGTATTGCGTGCCTTTGTGCTGGGAGAGGCGATCCGCCTGGGGCTCGTTACCGATCCGGATATAATCCAGGAGCACACGCAATATATAGAGGCCATGCTGAGTGGTTATGGCGGAGCGGAGTCAATCATATGGGTCCTTCGTGCCAATATGGGGGCGCTGCAGCGAGAGTTGGTAGATGGCTACTACCAAGCCAAGATGGCAGTTCTTACGTCTTGGTCGCTGGAGGAAATCAGAGGAATTGATCTGCCGGGAGAACCCGTTTCGGGAGGCCAGCAGGTAACGTAGTGTAGTGACTCCCCTACGGTTGTAGGCAATCGCCCCGATGGGTCGGCGGTTACTATCTTTTACAGCATGGAGTCCAACCTGGTAGTCAGTGCGAATTCTTATGATCCCTAGATCATGGAGACCGATGCGATCATGAGATAGTGGAAAAGAATGAACGATACAAGGGTATGGGACAATGTCCATCGACAATGAAACCGCGTTGATCATAGTTTCGGCTCTCCTCGCAGTGAGTGAGGCCTTGAGTCTTATCCCTTCCATCAGGTCCAACGGAATTTTCCAAACCGTATTCGGCATCCTGAGAGCCATCATCGGTAAAAAACAGTCGTGACCCGAGACAACAAGAAGCGCATCGAGGTAATCTGGAAACCCCATAAGGGACCTCAGCACGCATTCATCACGGCCAAGGAAGACGAGGTGCTGTACGGGGGAGGGAAGGGTTCCGGAAAGACGGATGTGCTGATCATGTATCCTCTCACTGCACCCTATATTCATCATCCGAAATTCCGGGCCCTGATTGTCCGTAAGACCTACAAGCGCCTTCTGGAGCTGAAGGACCGTTGCGATTTCTACTATAAGAAGATCGACCCCGGATGCAGATACAACAGCGATGAACACCGCTATTACATGTCGTCCGGAGCGATCATTCGCCTGGGTCATTGCGAAAAGCCCGGCGACGAATACAACTACTGGGGACATGAATTTCACCAGGTCCTTATTGACCAGGTGGAAGAGATCGCAGAGAACCAGTATGAGATTATCCGTTTGTCTGCCCGCACGTCGGTTCCTGAATTGAGGCCGATCATTCGTTGCACTGCAAACCCCGGAGCTTCATGGGTGAAGGAACGGTGGATCGACGTGGTCCCATGGGGAAGTGTCTACGAACATGAGATGAAAACTCCGTCCGGGAATGTCTCCAAGATCACGAGACGCTATATTCACGGCACCATCTACGACAATCCGACCCTCATCGAAAACAACAAGGAATATCTTGCATCGCTGGAAAGCATTGCCAACGACACGTTGAGGAGACAAATGCTTTTCGGGGACTGGGAGGTGGCCCAGGGAGCAGCCTTCGAGGAATTCGACCGCAGAAAGCACGTGAAACGACTCTACGATGCTCTTCCGGACGGCGGAAGACCCCCGGAGGGATGGCCGGTATTCTGCACAATGGATTGGGGATATTCGACACCGTTCGCCATTTATTGGCATACGATAACGCCATACGATAAGATCATAACATTCCGTGAATATTATGGTATAGCGTATGATCCAATAAAGAAGAAACCTGTCCCAAATTCCGGACTCAAGATGATTGCAACGGATGTTGCGAAGGTATTCCTGCAAAAATCAGCCGATCTGAAGATTGATTTCATCATTGCGGACAAATCCATGTGGAACAAGATGGGGCAGTCCTCCGGGAGCATCGGACAGGAGTTTGAGTTGGTCCTTGCGGAGAAAAACATCCCCATGATTCCTTCCGACAACAGCGCTGGGACCCGAGCTTCCAGGAAGATGCAGACCCACGCAAGGTTTTCCAACGCCCCGGATGGTTCCCCATGGTGGATCATCACCGAGGAATGCGTCCACCTCATCCGAACCTTACCGCTTCTAAGAGTCGAGGAACACAATCCTGAGTTGGTTGACACGACCGGGGAAGACCACGCCTATGATTCCGTGAGCATCGGGTTCCTGCATTTCCCGATCCAGCAGACAATTCTGGTGAGGCAATCCAACAATACATTGAATCACATGGATGAGTATCGGAGAAATATTGAAGGAAAGAGGATTCAGTCTTTAGGACTCCCCGTTGCGTACAGCTACCATTAGTTTCATCTAGGAATTCAAAAAGGAATCGACAACATGCGGGAAAATCTCATGAGTCCCGCTCACAAGGCCGTGAGCGAGGAATATCGGAAGAATTACGACCGAATACAGTGGGATAAAGAAGAGAAGGATGAACATCCATGCGATGCCCGTTCTGCCTAGAGATATCGGCGTATATTACCACCAGGGAAAAGAATGATCAATATTACCACTTCTACTATTGTTATCGATGTGGGAAGCCGATGCACGAGATCACGTACAAGTATACTCCGGACACATGCCCTACCGTAAACGGAAGGAAACACCAGTGGGAGCATATCGGGACCGTGTTCAGAGACGATCCTCATTGTCATCGCATTTTCCATGTGGACCGGTGCGACCGTTGTGGAGCAAAGAGGGAAATCCATAGAGACACCAGGAACGCAGGATTCACGGGAAGGATTGAGATCGATGACCCGAGAGTTTCCAGGGATCTTCTTTGGAACCGTTCCGTGTTCGATAGATTCATTCCGAGAGAATTCCAAGAACTGAGTATCGGAAAGCCGGATCAACACACCATCCTCCCCACCGAAGCGGAGGTCTAGGGATTGAAAGAGAAAGAAATTGTCGAATTCTTTGACTGTTCGCTGAAGGAATGTCGTGATGTCTTGGCCCCGGTCCGGAGGATCTGGAAGGACAGTCTGGCCAAATATTCATGCAGCAAGGATTTCTCAAAGAAAAAAGACTGGCAGTTTAAAGTCTATTATCCGATGGCGAAGCCGAAGACCAAACGATTCACGAACCTCGTGAAATCCACGCTTCTGAAATCGGATTATTATTTCGATTTCGACACTCCGAAAAGATCTCAGACGGATCCATGGTACAAAAACGATCTTTGGCGCTGCAATTACACGAAGCGGCTTCTAAAGGCGCATCTGGATTCCAGACCGTGTTCCTTTGTCGATCATTTCTGTGAATCCCTCGAAGCGGCGGCCGGCTATTCCGGAATGCTCATTCTAAAATTCTGGGTCGGATATCACGACAATTACAACTATGATCCGGTTCGCTCGGAAGTGTCCAAGAAGAGAGCTCCGGTACTCAAATGTAAGGCTGTTGATCCATTCATGTTTGATTGGTCTGCGGACGGATCGATTCAGATAGAGCATCAGTATGTTACGCTCCCCGAGCTTTGGGACCTTGCAGATGATGGGATTTTCGACAAGAAGGTTCTAAATAAACTCATGAACAACGACTATGGAGATGTCAAGCGGATGAAGGACGAAGACAAAAGCCGCTTGGAGCGTCTCAAGCTCGGGGATTACACGAACGCTTATAGAAAAGAGGTCTTGCTCTCCCATTACTGGGGTCCCCTGATCAACAAGGACAACAAGATCGAGAAGAAGCACTGTCATTTTATTGTGGCGAACGAGAAGTTCATTCTAACGGACATTCTGGACAATCCATATCCGGACAAGTCAACTCCTTACGTATTTTCCCCATTGATTCGGTTCCCGTTTCGTCATGTTGGAAAAGCTCTAACCGAGGACGTGAATCCATTGGAAGATGCGGCCACCGATTTCTTGAATCTCCAATTGGACAATCTGCTGTGGCAAGTATTGGGGATCATGGAGGTGGATCGTCTTGCCTTGGATTCTCAGGCAAAAGATGATTTGCAAGATTTGTATCCTGGAAAACCGATTTTGAAGAAGATCGGATATCAAGGGGAAGCGTTCAGATATCACAGCATAGGGACCGATCCGACCAAGGCGATGCCGATTCTGCAGGAAATCAAGATGGTCCACGATATGGACCACGGCATCAACGAATTCGTCTCCGCAGAGTCTTCATTAGGGAGCATCACGGCATCCGAGCAAACCCAGAAGAGAACCGATGCGTTGGGACAAGTCGAAGGATTCGCAACCGATCTGGAGCGCGGTTTCTTCACGAGATGTCTGGATAAGGCAAGAGATCTTGTCTTGCAATACCTTTGCGACCCGGCATCCGACACCAACGCGGAGAAAATATTGGGAGAAGAGGGGAAGCTTATCGATGAGCTGAGCGAGGAAGAACGCAAAAGCCTGATCGTATCCGAGTACAACATTATCCCGAGGGGAGTCTCGATATTTTTCGATAGGATGAAGAAGCTGAATAATTACACTGGTTTCTATAAGGTAATGAACGCATTGCCGGATGAAGCCAAGGCCATGATCAATTGGAGAGCTTTCCTCGACGACGTGATCGATATTTTTGCCTTGGACAACATGGGAGACAAGCTGAAGACTCCGGAAGAGATAGAGGCCCAGCAACAGTCTCAAGCACAACAGCAACAGGAAATGCTCCAACTGGAAATCCAGAAGCATCTGCTCCCGCTCCAGACAAAGCTCCAGCAGACGGAAATGGGCATCAGGGAACGGACCGAGATCACCATGTCCAAGTTGCAGCACGACATGGAGAAGGCCGTGATGGAGATGGAGAATAAACTTCGGTTGAAGGCCATGGAAATGGAGCACAAGGATCGGGAACGCAAGACACAGCAGGGGTTGAAACTGCTGGAGCTTGCCATTCCAAATGAACCTCAGTTTACGGATTGATGATGTCTGAAAATCTACCCAGAGATGATCCCAGGCAGAAAGCAAGGCTTGCGGAGGAATGGTTGGATTCCGATTTCTACCGTATCGTCTGGAAGCCTACCATGCAACTGAACCGAGAAATCGTCAGGGAACGAATGAGAAGCGCCGACCCATGGATTCGATACGCATGGGTTGAGGTGGACAGAGTTCTTGACGAGATTGAAGTGGAGTGGCCGAAAAAATGGCTGGAACCCTTGATGGATGATGAGGTCATCCCGGAAATTGATGGGATTGATCTTCCGGACGCAGTGAAACCGAGGGTTCCCTATAATTTGTAGTACCCCGTAACACACCATAATTTTCCCAATTGTTGAGGCCCGACCGTGAGAACGGTTCGGGCCTTTTTATTTTCGGAGGTTTTATGGACGAGCAGATTGACCTTCAAGGCGGGATACCGGACGCCACTTTGAGCGACGCACCCGTAGGGAATGATCCCTTTTCCCCCAATTCCGACAAGGACACCCCTGAGCCGAAAGGAGAGGGCACCGAGGTCGGAGGCGATACGGAAGAGGCGGCAAGGCGCTGGGCCGAAATCGAGAAGCGCACCCAGGAACTTGAGAAGCGTTTGGCTGGTCAAACCAAGTCATGGCAGGAGGAACGGAGACTTCGAGAGGCGCACGAAGAGAGACTTGCACGGTGGAAGGCTTCCGGACTCGATCCCGATGAGATCGACAAAGCCATCGCGGCGGCTCAGGGAGCCGTACAGGGCACTTCTTCCCAGCCACAACAGACGAGACTCCCCGACAACGTCGTCACGACGGACCAGTTCCACACGGCACTCCTGCTCAGAGAGTGGGAGAAGGAGAAGGACGATTACCTGGAGAAGCATTCCGACTTGGATACTCAGGAAATGCGTCTCTACATGGACGCCCTAGCCTCCGCCATCACCAAGAAAGAGCTGGACGAATTCGGAAGAATCGTCTCGACCCCTAGACAGGTTCGCAAGGAAGTTGAGAAGAAAATTCAAGGACTTGAAAGTAAGGTCGAGAAGAAGCTCCGAAAGGTTTTGACCGAAGAACGAACGAAGGTTTCCGGGCAGGGAGTTGTTGAGAGCGATCACAAGAAGGTATCGAAACCTTCGACTGATGTCGATGAACCGCCAATGTCGCCCCAGGATTATGCCGGGATGTTCATGCGTCATCAAGACAACATCCTGAGAAAGGCGGCACCCGATAGGAGGTAGTACCTATGGCCGGACAACTGTGGGCTGTATCTACTCAGGGACAGCGTTTGTATTCGCCCCTGTTGACCAAAGAGGTTGCCCATGCGGCACAACCTAAAATGAAGTTTGTCCAATTCTGCCAGATCAAGGAAGAGTGGGGCAAGAATGCAGGTGAGACGTTCCTGTGGGACAACTACAGCAATATCGATACTCAGGGCGGCGTGTTGACGGAAACGTCCACCATTCCCCTGAGAAGTTATCAGGTATATCAGGGAACGGCAACCCTTCAGGAGTACGGCAACGCAATCCCGTGGTCCAGAAAGTACGAGGACCTGGCTCAAGCCGGGAATCGTAGGGATCCTGTGCGAATCTTGAGCAACGACAACGCCAAGGTGTACGACACTGCGGCAGAGGCTCAGTTCGATGCGTGCAAGATTCGCTATGTTTGTACCGGATCGGCTGCCGGGGCCATCACGACCAATGGGACGGCCACCTATACCGCCAGCTGTCAACTCAATACGGTGCACGTCAAGGCCATTGTGGATTACATGTTCCAGACGATGTACTGCGAGCCGTATGACGGTGAGGACTATATGGCAATCTGTTCCACCGACGCCAAACGCGGGATCTACGACGACTGCGAGGATATTATGCAGTATACGAAGTTTCCCGCCAGCGGCGAGTTTGGTCGCTATTACGATTGCCGGTTCGTCAAGACCAACCATGGTCTTTCCAATACCATCGGGGCTTCAAGCGCCTATGGAGAAGCCTACTTCTTCGGGGGTGGCGGCGGTCCGGTTCTTCGCGGCATTGCCGTTGCCATGGAAATCATCCCCAAGGAGGTGACCGATTTCGGTAGGTCCAAAGGCC